TACGTTTGATGCTGTTACTGCTAATATGGAAGATTCGGATAATAGTGAAACGAAGAATATCCCTGCATTACCTTTTTAATTGTCTGCTAAGTGATATTCTTGATGTGATTATACAATAGTGAAGTAAGTTTTGCTCTGTTCTTATGGCATTTTAGGCGGATCCTATGTAAATATAGGACCCGCTTTTTGTTGCCAAAATCATTTTTCCAATTTTCAAAAGGTGGGCATTTCGCGTTTACAACGTTTACAACGTTTACATCCACTGATTATCAGTCGTTTATATGGGTTTGTGGAAGTTTACAATCGTTTACAACGGTTTACAATTTCAGAATTTTCAAATTCTCGGTTTACAACGGTTTACAATTCTATCATTCTTGATTTATCTTTAATTTATTAAGTAAATTAGATAAATTGTTGTTAATCAAATGCCTATATCGTGCCTCGAAGAGGCCCTATATAGGTGTAACCCGTTGTAAACGTTGTAAACCTAAAATAATACCGCCTTTATAATCCACAGATTTTTTTTGCACCATCGCGGATTATTTTAGGTCAGCGCTTTTCGGCATTTTTCAGCACTTTTCGGCATGGCTTTACTGCTGAAAATCAGCACCTTATATTTGTTTTTGCGAGTTTATTTTACTAAATTTGCAGGAGTAAATTTCTTATATCATGGAAGAACGGTTGCAATTATTGATTATAGGTATCCTGCAAAGACCGGATGTCCTGGTCCATGCTACTCATAGAGTAAGTGAATATTTAGTTGAATTACCATTGACTGTTTCGCTCTCAGGAAACCAAATCCATGAGCTGGAAAAACATTTCCAAATCGTGGAAATCTTTCGTGACATTGTAAGTCTCGGCCTTAGAATTAGGATTGAATAACTGCTGTTTCGTTTATCAATTATGCTTATGAAAGATGATATTCTAATTTATATCCCGCTTGAAAAATACGTAGCCGATTGGTTTATTCATGAACAAGGAGGTGAAATTCCGGTTAAACTAATTCGCTCGTCAATTGAGAATCAAATTATTGAAACTTTTATTCAAAAGCCTCCAAAGGATTTTGTCCCTGAATTAAACCATCAGGGGAAAATCCCTATCGTCCTTACCGGCTACCGCCATAAACCTAAGGAAAGCTGGAACTACCTTCCAAAGGAGGCTATGAAAGCTCTATGTATCTGTATTCAAAATAGATTCGACATATGCCTTTGGAAGGAGATCCATCGTTTCCTCCCTAAATACTCCAGGACTAAACAGCTAATCTTTGCATTTATTGAAAAGCACGGCATCGAACTGGAAGATTCTACTTTCGATACTATCGCTAAGAGGTATCAACGAAAACGAGATTCTTATTACGTCGATCGATGCCGTAATAGGAAACGAAAATCACAAAATTAATTTGTGCATTTTTACACCTAAAATCCGAATTGTTAAGACTTTCCAACATGAATACTTCTTCTCAATTTTTACCCGGAATTAAAAGAATTTTCTGCATTCCTTGCAGCTCTATTATCCCTAATGTTGCTCTGCGTAACATCGCTAAGATGGCTTCGCCAATCCTGACGAAGCCTTCGGAAATCCAGTTCTTTGGCGTGCCGACTTGCTCGGCTACCACAGAACAGGATAATCGTCAATCTAAAATGTCGGCTACTTTGAAATTCAAATCGGCTTGGTCGCCATGCTCATACCCGTTAGCGTTCATTATCGAGGATGTTAATGGAGGACTATCTCTCATGGGGGCTAAGGAACCTCCGTTCCCATCAGTAAAACAAACAAGTAATTCCGGTTCTCCCTCGGGAGATCCAGCTGGCTTCTCATACGAAATCACTCATATAGCTTTAAAAACACTTTGCCCATGTGTCATGTTTAATGATGAAAAATGATTGAAGAATATATCGCTGTTGGACCGTGAGGTTAGACGGCTATATTTCTACTATTGGCTATGTTTCCCGCTCTCTATTGGGCCTGAGGTTAGCAATTGTTTGTTATACCATCATGTAGTCATAGGAGGTATGTGGTTGGTCGTATTTATCGGCAACCCCATCGTTATATGATAAAATTATTCCCGGTAACCTTGAACGCTGTTTATATTAAACTTGGTTGCCGTCAACTGCATCCGTGCCGTGGAGCTTGCTTGGATTAATTAAATCAGTAGCGCTTATGGGGGATACCCTGGGGCCCATTACGTCAGCATGGATAGCTTTTATCGCCGTCGCTGGAGAGGTTAATCCAGGTACTCTTGTGCTTTTCGTAGGTACCGCAATGAGGGAAAAAGTCAAACACGACATCGAGCAGTTCATCAGTTGTGAGAAACTACCCCCTAAGGTGTGACTTCCGCTCTTAGAATCTCATTTGTGGATGAATTTCAGGGTAAGTGATTTTTTTCTATTTATACAGCAAAGGTAATACCTCGTTCTCTCTCTGAAAGGGTAAAATGAATCTTCGACCCTTGCATAGCGCTCGCGAGGTGGATTTTTTAGGCTGTATAAATCTTAAAAAATCATCTTATGTTTAACCCTTCAATTCTTCCAAAAATGAAATTACAATTCGGAGAGCTGCAGATCACCCCTCAGGTGGTGAATCGCCTGCATGAACTTGACTTCACAACTGATGAACTGCTCGACGCCGTTAATGACCACATGCTTGGTCATCTTGACGATGCACCTGCTGTTTACTGCGGTACCTACGCTAAGTACAACGGAGGCTCCTTACGTGGCCTCTGGATTAACCTCTCCAGCTTCGACGACTACAAGGAGTTTATCAACTTCTGCAAAGCTATCCACGCTGACGAAACGGACCCGGAACTGATGTTCCAAGACTATCAGGGTTTCCCCCGTAAGTACTACTACGAAAGCTGCATGGATGAAGATACCTTCTACCAAATCTACGACTACGTGCAGATGTGCAAGCTCCACGGCACGGATGCAGTGGACGACTACCTCGATCTCTACGATAACCTCGAAAATTTCGAGGATGCGTTCTGCGGTTACTGGGAAAGCGAAGAGGACTTCGCAAGACACATCGTAGATGAATGCTACGACATTGATAGAACGATGGGTTCGCTCTCTCAATACTTCGATTACGAAGCATTCGCTCGCGATCTCTTTATGTATGACTACACAATGGGGGCTAACGGAAACGTGTTCCGTCCCTGCTAATCTCAGTCTCAATTGAGAGAGCTTCCCCTTCGGGGGAGGCTCTTTTTTTTGCCAATAGTACACCAGATTGTCTTTTTAGCCTATGATTCAGTTGATTATTTTTGTGCAATAATATCAATAATCTCCTATGGCCATCAAATACAATCTGCATCTAAAGGGGTATGTCGGTGATTGGGATTTCGATCCTGATTACGTTGATTACATTCTCTCTAAATACGAGGATGAAGAGGTTAATGTCCTGATTGATTCACTCGGCGGTTCTCTTAAATCAGCTCTCACTATCTCTTCTGCCTTCAAAAATCATGGAAATGTTCATGTTCATTTTGTCGGCATGAATGCATCGGCTGCAACTATTGCTTCGATGGGTGCTAAACACATCTCCATCGACGCAAGCGCTATGTACTTGGTTCATAAATGCTCAATGGTATTCTTCCAATGGGAAGCTTTAAACGCTGACCAGCTGCAGCAGGTTATCGAAGAATACAAGCAGAATAGAACTGATATGGAAAAATTTGACCTTAACATAGCTCAAATTTATGCCGGTAAATGTAAGAAAGCGACGAAAGATCTTCTTGAACTTATGAAAGTCGGAGGTTGGCTTACCGCTCAAGAAGCTCTTGACTGGGGGTTCGTCGATGAAATTACAGACAATGCCGATGATGTCCCCCCGCAAATGACTAATGCCATCGCTTCCGCTATGGCTAACGCGGGTATGCCGATTCCGGATATCCCGGTAGTGGATGAAAAGGAATCTGCTTTTTCTAAGTTCATCGCCTCGATCGCTGCGCTTTTTAAATCTAAATCTCATAATTTCATGGCTGACCTTTCCTCTCAGAATCCTGCTCAGCAGGCCCCTGAACAATCTCCTACGGCAGCAGAACAGCCTGACGAGCCTCAGAACGCAGCTAACGCTGACGATTTCGCGACTCGTTTGTCGAACTTGGAAGCTGAAAATGCTAACCTCAAAGCTCAAATTGATGCGCTTACGAAGAATCCGAATGACAACTCTATACAAGTTGTCGAATCGGCTGCTTCGAATAATGCCGATTTTAACAATCGACTTAAACGTGCTTCAGACCTTTTCAAAGCTATTCCTTAGTCTCTAATTTTAATCATTCTTAGCTATGGCTGATATTACTAAAATCACCTTCTCCGACGAGGATTATAAGAAAGCCGCCGAGAAATGGGCTCCGGAGCTACTCCTTATGCCACTTCTCACAGCTAACGACATCCTCCAATACATGACAGGCTTGCCTGGCATTCGTGGTAAATACCATTTCGGCGCTGCTGAGTCTAACGCTCAGTTCGCTCCGTTTAAAGCTGACCGTAAGTCCGCTTCTAATCTCGACGTGAAGTTCCGAGAAATCGAAACTTTCCTTGGTAATGTCGTTGAAGATTTCGTCCCCGATGACTACTTGATGTATATCATCGGACAGAATGCCGGTTTCCTCGGCGACACTCAAAAGGAAGCTCCTTCTGCTAAAATGGTCCTCGCTGCTGTTATGAAGTCGCTGGGTTACAAGTTGAGACAAGCCCTGTTTACAGCTAAACGTAACCCAACCGGTAACACTACTGCAGATCTTTTCGATGGTTGGCTTACCAACATCGAAAAGGACATCGAAGCCGGCGAAATCGATGAATCGAAAAATAACCTTCTCCAGCTTAAGGATGTGATCTCTTCGGCTAATGCCGTCGACCTCTTAAAGGAGGTTGAACGTTCTCTCGACCCGCAGTTACGTTCTCAGCAGAAGTTCTACTACTGCGCTCCGGAAGTCGCTGACGCCTACAACGACAACTATCTGCTGACTCACTCGGGCATCGCCTACAATACTCAATTTGATCAGCCGATTCTCGAGGGCTCGTTCAACAAGTCAACTCTCCTTCCGCTCGACGTACTCGCCGGACAGGATGTTATCATCGTCACAACCAAGGAAAATATGCTCTACGGTTTCGACTCTATGAGCGACGTGGAACGTATTCAGGTAGACCGTTTCGCTTCGTTCCAGCTGACGCTGTCCGCTGCTATGTTCTTCGGTACGCAAATCCGTTCCGTTGACTCTCGATTCTGCAAGGTCGTTAAACTCGTTCAGTAAACTCTAATCATGTTTATTATGGCTAATTCTTGCACTTCTATCCAGAAATCCCTCGGCTGGTGCCAAGGTACTCCGGAATTGCCGGGGATCCGTCGCCGTATCTACTATATCTCCAAAGGGGACATAGTTAGTTGGCCGACGTATGCCCGCGACGCAAAAGGTCGCGTCACTTCTTCGGTTTTGGTGGGTTCTTTCACTCTCAAAGCTGATGCTAAATGGCATTACATTGACATCCTCCCCGATAAATCTCAGCTTACTTCCGAGGCTCAGGGTGAACTCCCAAGCCAAACGCAGCTGAATAAACTCTCTGCAGTCCATCCCGGCATCGGGGAAGAAGCTTCAAATGCTGCTGCTTACATCAACAATAACGATAATGTTTTCATCGCTCAGGACATGAAAGATAATTATCGTGTGATTGGCTCCGAAAAGTGGCAGACGAAGTCAACCGTAGCTCAAGACCTCGGTCAAGGCGCTACCGGTAACACTTCAACTACAATCGCTGCTGAAGCTACAGACGAAATCGCTAACCCTATCTACAAGGGCATCATCGAAACCGAAGATGGCGATATCGACTGCTCAGGCGATTCTAACTCTGAATCGTAATCCTCGTAACTCTGTTCCTGCGTTCATGATGGACGACGTTAGGCCCGGCGCTATTTCGCTGGAGGGTATCATCGATAATATCGCTGTCCCTCCTTTGGAGGCTCCTGAGCTTAACGTCGTCTCTCGTCCTGTTAAGAAGAATCTTTTCGAATTCAAACAAAGAGCTTGGCATAAAGCTATTGATTCGGAGGCTCGTTGTGACTTCGCCCCGAACAAGATTAAACTCTCGTTCCGTTATCCCCAGTTCGCTATTATTTCTCTTTGGATGCGCTCGAAATTGGGGAAATCACTCTCGGAAATCAAATCGGATGAGTCTATGATCGAATTCTTCGCATCTAATATGGCTCAGCTTATCCCTAAAGTCATTGGCTCATCTCTTTCCGCAGGTGATTGGGCAATGGTGACGCCTCCAAAAAGAAGGCATATTCAGCATAATTTCGCTTCGCTCGTCGCTGCTGATATATCTGGGAGGCTATCTATCCCATTCCATGAAGATATTGCATTATGCCACTCCAAACATCGCGTTAACGCGATTTTCTCTTTGGCTGACTCTGCTCCGCCTGAATCGAATATAATCATTTTTGATGATATCGTTACGACCGGTGCGACCATGTTATCTATGTTTAATCTCTTGAATCCTCTCGGTAAAAATCTGGTGTTCTTTACCGGCATTAATAACAAAGCATGATGGATAATTCTTTTACTGAACAATTACGCCTCTGGATCGAATTACCTGAGGCGGAGCGTAACTATTCAGTCGGTGCGCTTTATCTGCTCAAACTTAGTGGCAATCCGATTATGTATCGGAATATTGTCGCTAATATCGACAAACGCCATGAGTTTATCAATTACGAACTTCAGAAGTATTACAACTTCCGCGTTCAATCGCTGACGCATGACCAAGTAACGCAGATGCAACTGCAGGTTGACGAAATAATTCAACGTGATATCCCATTGGCTGCCAATGCGGATGTTGAAACCAGGTTGGAAAATCGCAAGGGTAAACGTGCTGACCACGACTCGCTCCCACAGAATATCCAAGATCTGTTTACTCAGAACTTGTCGATTCTGCAGAAGATGCGAGAGCTGCACCTGCAACTCCGTAATCTGTCGACTACGGAGGCTACTTGCCCTGATTCTGAACGTTATCCTTTCCTGAAGGAACTTATCAAGCTTGATAAGTCTCTCCATGAAAATTGGAAACAATATGATGAATTTGTCGCATGAAAAGGCTCAGGTCGATAAAAGATATCCTGATGCCTTTGGCTGTCGCCAATCATCAGGCTTACATGAATAATGAGCTTCAGGTCGCCGACATCCTCGAATGGATTCTTGACCAAGTCGGTACCGCAGAGGTTTGGCAAACGTCATTTTCCATCTCCGAGGAATTCTTGCGCAGATTGTTTTTCTTACAACGCAAGAAATCAATTACAAGGTTTAACCTTATTCTCGATTTTAAAGCGACCAATAAAACGCTTAAGCTCTGGTCTTTTATCGCTCAAACAATCTCTCATACATACCTCGCTGATAACCATTCGAAGATTCTACTGGTACGCTCGGCTCGTGGTGACGTGGTCTCGGTGATAACATCGCAGAACCTTACGCGTGGTAATCGTTATGAATCGGGATTTATTTCTACCGACTCAACGATCTTTTCCAATCTTCTGGTCTCAATTCAAAATTTGATTAATTTTCATTCAGTTCCACTTAATGAATTATTCCAAGGAAACTCTGGAGCAGATTGAAAAATTCGCTTCGATTTATTTAAAAATTTCCGATATGGCGGTTATCCTTGATTTACCTGCCGAACAGTTAAGGATTGATATCGCCCATCGTAACTCGGATGTCTCTAAGGCGTACCATCGTGGTAAAGCTGCTTCTAAGGTGAAGCTGCTTCACCAAGAAATGCTACTCGCTCAAGTTGGCTCGCCTTTGGCCATCGAAAATACTCATCGTAACTTAATGGATATGGAGGATGATGAATAATGCCGATAAATAAAAATGCTTTTGAAATATGCTCATCCGACCTTTTTACCGACGTGGAACGCCTTAATCAGGCGTACCCTACTTACATGGTTGAAAAGGTCTTGCGTGTGCGACAAATGTATCTTTGGCTTATCGCTAATCCTTCTGCCAAGGATGCTAAATTCGTCGAAGAAGATGTCGATCGTAACAACGTAACCAGGATGACCGCCTATGATGACCTCTGGATTGTCAAGAAGCTTTTGCCAAAGCTTAATGAGGCATCTAAGGAGTTCCACCGATGGCGTTTCGTAGAGATGATTCTGGAGTCTTACAAGATGGCTCGTGACCGTAAGGATACACGTACCATGGAAAAGGCTGCTTCGTCTTACGCTAAATACACCGGAATCGACAAGGAGGAAGAGAAAACTCTCCCTCTTTCTCTGATTCTCGTTCAGCCTTTTACAGCTACTTCAGATCCTTCCGGCCTCGGTATTAAACCAATCCCGAATCTTCAAGAGAAGATTGATTCACTCCTTCAAAAATATCGTAAGGAAACTATTGACATCGACGATATAGATTTTGAAGAGGCAGACCTCGAAGAAAATATTCTTTTCCTTAATGATCAATCTGACGATGGAACAGAAAAAGAATCTGGTGTACTTCAATAAGCCCCAACGACTTACTCAGCTGATTGGAGCAAATATCTCCGTCATTGTGGCTGGCAGACGTACCGGTAAAACGGACTCTATCGCTGCTCCCTTCGTACTCCGAAATATGCAGCGGATGCCGGGCAGTACCGGCGGAATCGTTGTCCCTACTTTCCGTCATGGGCTGACAAACACCATCCCGGGACTTCTCGCTGCATGGAAACGCTGGGGCTACATCGATGGGGTACATTACGTCGTCGGTAAAAAACCTCCGAAATCTTTCGCCGAATCAATCCGCCCGCCGATTGATTATGAGCGAATTATCTCGTTCTATAACGGCAGCTACGCTGTTATTATCTCTCAAGACAGACCGGGCTCTTCCAATTCGCTTACGCTTTCTTGGATCCTAATCGATGAAGCGAAGTTCATCAATTATGAAAAACTTAAGGATGAAACGCTCCCGGCTAACGGTGGTATAAAATCGCATTTCGGCTCTCACTCTTGTAACCATTCGATTATGATTCTGAGTGATATGCCTCAAACCAAACGCGGCTCCTGGTTCCTTCACTATCGTGAAAAAATGGATGCTGAACTCATTGATGCTATTCAGGCTATCGTTTACGAAATATGGCGCATCAAGGAGCGCGTTCGCTCGATGAACTCGAACCACCTTCCAGTCCCGAAATATATTAAAACGCATCTCCGACGTTTGGACCGTGAACTAAATCAGCTCCGCTCTGTCGCTGTTTACTATAAAGAATATTCTTCGATTGAAAACCTTCAACTGCTCGGTGAAAATTATATCAAGCAGATGAAGCGCGACCTTACTCCGCTGACTTTCCAAACATCGATACTTTGCCAGCGTATCGGCATCGCAAAGGATGGTTTTTACTCGTCGATGCGCGAGGGACATAAATACAATGCATCTAATTTTGATAAATTGGACCAGGAATTAAAGAAAATCTCGGCTGGCTCGGAGCCAATCTCTTTAGCTGACTTGGATTCTACTGCCGATGATGATGTAGATCCTTTGCAGCCTATTTGCATCGGCATGGATTACAATGCTAATATTAACTGGATTGTTGCCGGCCAGCCTTGCGGTAAACGCCTTAACGTTATTAAGTCGTTCTACGTTAAATATGAACGCAAAATCCCCGAACTTATCGAGGATTTCTGCCGATATTATGCGCACCATCAGACTAAACGTGTTGTATATTATTACGATTCAACTGCTCTTGGCTCAAATTATGCCGTTAATAACCAGGATTTCCAGTGGTGGGTTATCAACGAATTTGAAAGATATGGTTGGCTAGTGGACCCGATTTATATCGGGAACCCTATGAGACATGATGAAAAATATCTTCTGATTAATCAGGGATTCGCCGGAAAACAGCGCCTCATGCCGTTCTTTAATCGCCAAAATAATGATGATTTAATTTTGGCGATTCAGGCTGCAGGTGTGAGCCGTGGCCGTAATGGTTTCCGTAAGGATAAAGCCGGCGAAAAACTTGCCGAATCGGAGGAGGATCTTCTGCAGCATCGTACCGATGGTACCGATGCTTTCGATACGCTTTACATCGGTTGCGAAAAATTCCCTCAGAGTTTTTCTTCTTCGGTTACTGTCTCGGGTGTCATTTAATACAAGTCGGAAAGAAAATCTTTATTATTGTAAGATTTTTTTTCTCGCCTTTTTGTGAGACAACTTGGACTTTTATGTCCGAATCAGTAACAATTTATCAAGATTTCAGGTTAAACATTTATATGGTTTTAGCGCCTTGCCCGTGACGGTTGGGGCGCTTTTTGTTTTGATCTAATTTATTTTGTACCTTTGTGTTAACCAATTTCTATATTCATTCCATTATGAAGAATTTTATCTCATTTATCTTACTCTGTTGCACGTTCGTTTTGAACGCTCAGGAAACTTTTAGAGTGGATTCGGTGGTCGCTGTTCCTAATTACGACGCGAATCAAATTTTCAATGCAGCTACCAAATGGTTAGTAACCACAATCGATCCGGCCAGCGCTAATGCTGTTGTTTCTTCTGATCAAAATACACTCTCGGCTACTGCAAAGGCTGTTTTCAAATTCGAGGTTAATAATCTGACTTGGCAAGCTATGTCCGGCCATATTTCATGTACTATCGATTTATCAGCTCGAGATGGTCGTTTCAAAATCCGTTTCTCCGATTTTGTACATGATGCTGCAAGACCAGGATGGGACGAAGGGATGATTTATAAGGAGATCCCGGATGACCGAAATAAGGGACTCGCCGGTAAGCAACATCGAGAAGTTTACAAGAGAGCTAAGGAGGCTATCAATGATTGGACCTTGCAGCAGATAAACGCGCTTACACAATATATCAAAAGTTTCTCTAACCTACAGGAGGAAAATTGGTAAGACCGGGCGTTCCGGCAATGCCGTCAGGCTATCGTAGTTGGGGGAGGCAAGGATTGTTAACGGGGGTGGGCGTGGTTTTTGCCCCGAAAAATTGCTATCTTTGCACACTATGCGTAACATTGACGGTGATCGGACATATATTGCTATCGACTTGAAGTCGTTCTTCGCGTCGGTTGAGTGCGTCGACAGGGGGATGGACCCGCTGACGACGAACTTGCTCGTGGCCGATATGAGTAGGACGGATAAGACGATCTGTTTGGCGGTGTCGCCGTCGCTGAAAAGTTTTGGCATCCCGGGGCGTCCTCGTTTGTTTGAGGTGGTGCAGAAGCTGCGCGAGGTGAAAGCTCGTACTGGTCAGGATGTTAGCTACATCGTTGCACCGCCTCGGATTGCGCGCTACATTGAGTACAGTACCCGCGTCTACCAGGTGTATCTGCGGTTTGTGGCACCGGAGGATATCCATGTCTACTCGATTGACGAGGTGTTTATGGATGTGACGCCTTACCTGAAGACCTATCGCCTTACGCCGCGCGAGTTGGCGATGAAGATGATTCAGGCGGTGCTGAAGGAGACCGGTATCACGGCTACGGCCGGTATCGGCACGAACCTGTATCTGTGCAAAATTGCGATGGATATCGTTGCCAAGCATATTCCGGCCGACAAGGATGGCGTGAGAATTGCGGAACTGAACGAGTTGACCTACAGACAGTTGCTTTGGAATCACCGTCCGCTTACCGATTTCTGGCGTGTTGGTGGTGGCATCGCCCGCAAGTTGGCGATGTACGGTATCTATACGATGGGGCAACTGGCCCGCTTGTCGCTAATGCATGAGCCGCTGTTGTTCAAACTGTTCGGGGTGAATGCCGAGTTGCTTATTGACCATGCCTGGGGCTACGAACCTTGCACGATTGATATGGTAAAGGCATACCGTCCGGAGACTAACTCGCTGAGCAACGGGCAAGTGCTGACTTGCGCGTATGCCGCTAAGCAGGCGAGGATAGTGGCGCAGGAGATGGCCGACAACCTCTCGCTCGACCTTGTTGATAAGCACTTAGTGACCGACCAGCTGACGCTGACCATCGGCTACGACGTTGAAAGTCTGACAAATCCTGCAATTCGCAACCAATACCGTGGCGAAATCGTCACGGACCATTACGGTCGACCTGTGCCACGACACGCCCATGGCACTATCAACTTGCGGCGCCCAGCCTCTTCGTCGGTGCAACTCAACAGTGCCATTAAATCGCTGTTCGACCGCATAGTGAATCCGGCCTTGCTGATCCGCAGGCTGACGGTAACCGCCAACCGCGTAGTCCGCGAGGAACTGCTGCGAATGCACGAGATGCCGGTGCAACTAACTCTGTTTCAGGATGAAGAGGGGAGTGCTGAGCAAGCAGCCACCGGAGCGGCAGCGCAGCGCGAACGATTGGTGCAGGAGGCAATGCTGTCGTTGAAAAAGCGCTTCGGCAAGAACTCCGTACTGAAAGGCCTGAATTTTGCCGACGGTGCCACCGCCAAAGAACGTAACCAACAAATC